GGGAGGGTTGCCCCTCCCCCATTTGATTTATTTAAGCTCCCGGTGAAGCATAGTACGCTAGTGGATCAGAGTATCCAAAAGAATATCTCTCTCTACCTTTGTACCTTACGTTACCAGTATCAAAGTCGCCTTCCATTGAAGTCTTCATTGGAACACGAGTAAAGTGCTTGAAACCATTTGGAATGTCAGTCTTCAAAAAGAATGCATCTGTATCTGTCAAATAGTGGTTAATTGCATAGCCACCTGACAAAGCATTTCTGCTTACTAATGCGTTCACATCGTTGTCTGCTGTTCCAATTCGGCCTTCACTTTTCATTAATCTTTCAGCTACAAACTGTAGATCTGAAGGTATTAATAAGCTTACAGGTCTTGCAGCTATTTTCAAGCCACGCTCATCTGTATACTTACCAATAGCGATCACAGCCGCTTCAAGAGAAGTCTCATTCAAATCAACAGCAACTGATGGTCTGTTTGCATTTGTACCACCACTTACTAATGGGTGATCTGTAGCAAAAAGACTTTTACCATCTCCGCCTGTTTGACCTGTAAAGCCTTCATTGAAAAGGGCAGCACCCTTTACTTCTTTAGTATGTTGGAAACTCCTAGCAAGTGCTTTAGTATACCTAGCAGATAAAGAATCATAAAGATTATCTTCAACAGCTTCCTCTGTAATAGAGAAACCTAATGCGATAGTCTCATGTGTATATCTACTTGTGTGTACTTCTTGTGCATCGTCAAATGCAATTGCAGCACCTTCATCCTTAATCGGAGCAGATCCAAAACCACTGAGCTTTGTCTCTTCTTCAAAAGACCTCTCAGAATTTTCTACCTCAAAAGAATTCTTCCACTCTTCAGGATATCTTGCATACTCTAGTCCGAATAATGCATTAAGTCCCGGAAGAAGTTCTTTCATGAGTTGACTTCTAGCTATTGCCATATTATGTCACTCCCTAAGTTATTGGATCTGTTAAGAACGCATTTTCAGCAGGGCTTAACATAACTACTAAATCAGTATATGTATCGCCTACAGAAGATCCCGGTCTATTAACAAAGTCCACGATTTTGAATAACTCACCACCGACAGAAGCTGTAGAAGCGTCTGCCTGAAGACCTGAGTTTCCAGTTGTTGTATTTCCAGCAGAGGTTTGAACTAGGTCTAATGTCATACCTAAACTGGTTTGTGCTACTGCACCATCTGCTTGCACTTCGTAAAGTGTATGCGGATGAACGGCTACTACAGCTTTAATATCTGAAGCAGAAATACTGCCCGGATAGTATTGCTTAAAAGTAGGTTGCGAGGTGTTAGGGTCTGTATAGGAAACTCCTAAAAAGACACCTATTGGATTTATTTCACCTGCTGCAGTTTCTCTGACGAGATAACCATCGTCTGAAGAACTTGCAACATTCGCAAAGCCAACAACGTCACCATTGAAGATAGCTGTACTGTACCCAGAATTAATTAAATATTCTCTAGTTGAACCAGCAAACGGCATACCCCCAAGGATTCCTATTGGCTTCAGTCCTCTAGGGGCTGAAGTTGTACTCATAGTACATTCTCCTTAAAGTTAAAGTTTAAAGTTAAGTACCCTTACCAAATGAAACCCTGCTATCTCTATTAGGATTGTTAATTGGCATTCTAGGGTTGGATTCCTTCATTAAAGCATTGTCAACGCTCTTCATCGCTTCAGAAGATTGACTTCTGTAGTGTTCATTACGTTGCTTTGCCATATTTTCAGGCATCCTGCAAAGAAGCAGTCCTCCGACTTCTACCTTTCCTTTAAAACGTGGACTTGGATCTAATACCAAGTGTTCCATTTCTGGAGCGTCTTCGATAGGTACGGCTTCCCAACCTTCTCTTAACTTCTTACTATAATTTGTAGGATCATCTTGACCCTGCGTAGAAATGCGAATCCACTTAAAAGACCATCCGTCTTTAGGATGTGGATCAGGTAAAAGGTTTGGTGGAGACCATGATTGATTGCGTTCCTCATTCTCTCGCTTCTCGACAGAGCGTGGGGATCGTTTTGCTTGCTTGGTGTCGGACATTTTAATTCCTCTCTAATGCGGCAAACTGCTTGGCATATTCCTGTAACGGAACTCCAAGCCGATTGGCGACAGCTACTTGGCTGGGTGTTAATCGAACTTTGCGAGATTTACCAGTTTGGTTTCCTCCCGGTGTAACAACAGTAGAATGATCAGTAGATTTGGGTGTCGATGTACCCCCAAGTTTACTTGGAAACTCTTCCTTCATTCGCCTGTCAATCATTTCATAATAATTGGCAGACTCTGCTGTAATTCCTTTTTTTACTAACTCATCATGAATAGCATAAGCTGCATTGGTCATAACCATATCTTGATTAAACCATGTATTATCTTGAGCCCATTCAACTGCCCTTTGGTCAGGCGGTGGTGCAACAACAGGTAACTCACGCTGTTCAAAGTTTTTAGGATTTGCATAATCCTTCATCTTGTTAAGATCAGATGTTTGCGATGCCGCTTTAACCATCTTCTCTTGAGCTTCTACAATTTTATCTGCGTCACCGTCTTCATAAGCTTGCTTATATTCGGTTTTTGCATTTGCTATATCAGCGTTAATTCTGCTTTCCATTTCAGTAGCAGATATTGATGAGAAATTTTTTGACTGTTGTCTTAACTTATTGTTCTCATCCATAACCTTTTGGGCTACCGAGTAGTATTCATCACGCTGACGTTCAGCTTCACGCTGTCTATGTGTAAGCTCGTCAATTCTTTTTTGATACTTAGTTGGTTTTTTTACTTCTGCTACTTGTTCAACTTCTTGCTCTGGAGCTTCTTCAACTTCAGGCTGTTCAGTTTCAATAGCTTCATCAACTACTTCAATTTCTTTTTCTTCTTCGCTCATGTTGTTGCCCTCGAAACTTTAGTTGGATCGTCTAATGTTGCTAAAATAGCATCATCATTAAGTAAACGCATTTCGACATTATCGTATTCAAATCTATGACCTGAATATTTTGAGATAAGAACCCAGTCGCCTTTTTCACACCAAGGCCCGTTTTCAAATCTTCTGTCACTATTTGGATATGCGTCTTCACCCACATCTACAACTTTACCAACAATAGATGCTACATCTTCTCTGGTTTTAGTTGTGGTAGGTAAGTAAACACCACCTTTAGTTGCGTCTTGTACTTTTGGCATTACAATAAGCAAGTGATACCCTTTAGGCTTCGGAGGATTTTCAGGTATCTTGACCTCCGCAGTAGAATATACTGATGTCATTTTTTTTCCTTTGCAGCAGTTTAAAATGTTCACATTATGTGAATTGCGGTTGTGCTGAAACCGTTAATCGTCTTCTTGATCGTTGGTCTTAATAAGATTAAGGAGTTCTCGTTCTGCGATAGCCAACCCTTCTATTTGACCCACAAACCTTTGATATTCTTCAAAGTTTTTGGCGTTCCCCAGAGCAACGCTATCGGTTAAATCATTCATATACTGACGTAAAGTTTTTCTCATACTGTCAGCAAAATTGTGAACTTCAGGACTCATAATAATCTCTTATCTTATCTATAGCATAGGTTAAGTGGTTAATGCCAATAAAATCAACGACTTCTACCTTTAAGTAAATCTGCTTGTATCTTTGCTTCTGCTATCTCTCTTTGTTGAGCTAATCTTTTCTCTTCTAAGGTAGTTCTCATTTGAGCTTTTTGAAGTTCAGTTTGTGATTTTAATTGTGCTTCTTGAGCATCTTGTTGTACTTTTGCCTGCTCTATTTGCAGTTCAGCTTGTTGTTGTTGCATTACAGGATCTTGTGCAGCCGCCATTTGTTGTTCTAGTGTAGCCTGTTGTTGTGCTTTACCTGTAATTTGAGCAGCGGCTTGAGCTGCAGCAGTTGCTATCTGTTGTTCTTGTTCTTCACTAATACCCTTTCCATCTTTATTATCCAATGGAGCAATAGGCATTTGCATAAGTTGTTCTGCTTCATTTCTATATTTATGTGCCATATGCTCAGATATATGAGAACTTACTGAAGCTTGAATTACTTTAGCATTTGGATTTTGTGCAATTTGTGGGTTCTGCATCAATGACATATGAGCAGAGATATGTGAGTCATGGTCTTGATATGAAAATACCTTAACTGGCCCACCTGACATCATTCTTGCATTTTCTGATATTGGATCATAGACTGGTATATCAGACACGTCTGGCAAAATTGTGTCAACATCTTCTAATCCTGCTGTCTTTAAAAACTTTCTGTGTAGTTCTCTCATGTCATACATCTGTGGTGCTTGTGATGCAGTTTGCAAAGCCGCTTGATGTTGCATCATTCTTTGTGCAAACGATGTTGCATTCGGATCAGATACAGGTAGAATATCTATTCTTTTGTCAAAGTCTTGTTGTATCATCATAGGATCTACATCTAATTCATATGGATATTGTTCCATACTGTCTCTTATTATTCTTGATAATAACTTAAATTCTTTTCTAAATGAACTGTGAATTCTTGCGTGGACTGCTGACATAACCTTCATAGATCTCTCTATTAGAGCTAGTGTTGTTCCTACTGGTGCTTCCTGATTACCTTCACCAACATTAATATCAGCTATTGATGCCATACGTCTACCTTCATCAACAAGAACACCCATTAACTGTGCAAGTGTTGCACTTGGTTCTTTAAATGGTAAAGGTAATATGTTGTCTCTTATTGCACCACCGGGTAAATCTATGTCTCTAAATTCTCCCGGCTCAATTGGCTTGTCATCACCTTTAATTCTTAAACCTCTTGCTTTAAATCCAGCAGGTAAATTAGCTAATGTTCCTGCGTCAATTAACTGACGTAGTATAGATGTCGAACTTTTGGCAATAGATCCTATTAAATGAATTAAACCAAAACCATAAAACCCAAGTCCCGGCTGAAACTTATAATGAACAAAGTGTTGTCTTGATTTTTTTAATGGGTCTTCCTGTAAGAAATTACGGTAAATCGAAAGAACTTTTCCTGATGACTCATCGATTGTGACGACATAGGGGAGTTGTAGTCCTGTAGGTTCTCCGTCTGCTCCTTTATCTTCGTAGCCTTCGATGTCGAGTTCAATGTGCATTTCGAGGATAATCCGAATGTCACTTTCCGAGACTTCTGTAACACCTGTGAGGTCGTTGTATTTTGTTTTGACACCTGTTGTATCTCCTTCTGGATCTCCTAAATCTATATCTCTATAAAATCCATTTAGTTGCATTTTCCTTACAAAGTTATCTGTCTTACGCATAATATGTGTAAAACGTGGTGAGCTTTTTAAGTCATGAGTTTCATAGCTTACCACAAAATCTTCTGCTGGTACAAATAAACTTTCAGGTTTTTCATTTGTTGCGTCATAATATACTTTACGGAACGCTGAACCAGACAATGCTAATTGAAATAATAACTGTTCTGTACTAGATCTGTATTCCTCCATCTCTTCAGTCAATAGATAATTCATATATGACTGTACACGTTGAGCCTGTTCAACTTTTTCTTTTGTTGTCGTTCCAACTATAGAAGCTTTTACTGGCCCTGATGCAGGAAATATTTCCATCATAGCTTGTGATACAAATCTAATTGTTGCTTCATTTAATATAGGATGTGTAACTCCTGTAGCTCCATCAAACGGAGTGCTTCTTTGTTCTGTTTTAACACCTAATAAATCTAAACCATCTGTATATGCTTCTTCCCAATCAGCACGACTGTTTCTGTCATCATCGTACATAGCAGTTAATTCATTTGCTATTTGATCTAAAACATTTTCATCGATAAATTCAGCAAGGTTTGAGCCAAATTCAGCTACATCTGAGGATTGGCTTGGATCAAAATCTATCGTTACAGACCCATCTTCTCCTTCTATTTGCACAGCTTCAGGGTTTAAAATACCTATTTTAAGATCAATGTCGTCTAATTGTTCTGTGTTTTCTGCCATATTAATACCAAGGTTCTCTTCTGTTTATATTATAAAATTCATCTTCATCATCTACATCATGTGGTAAAGCAAGGAAACCACCTTGTCTAAATCTCATCAATGCAAGTGTTGTTGAGTCAACTAAATCATCATGTGATCCTCTTGGAAAGGATGCACACTGTTCTATCACTTCTTCAGCCCAAGGCGTTTTAGGATACCATACCATACCAGAAGCAAAGATATCTGCAACTGCATTAACCCTTGATAGCTTATCTTGGCCACGGCTTGGGGTATAGTCAGTAACTGGTATACCAGATGACCTAAGTTCTTGAAGCAAAGGTAAACCAGCTGCTTTAGCTTCAATAAGAAATGAGTCAGGTTCGTAAGCTTCAAAAAGCTCATAAGCTCTCCTTTTAAGTTCAGGGAATTCTAATTTTTCATTTACAGCATCAAGTAAAATAATATTTGGTTTTGATATACCGTCATCACCACTATAGTCAAAAACTCCCCACGTTGTAATTGCACTATAATCTGATCTTGCATTTTTTGTATGTGCTGTATCGATTGATTGTATAATAAAGTCACAGGCTGGTGGCTCTCTGTATGTCCACTCTTTCCAGTATTCTCTTTTAATTAAAGCACCTTCTTCTGATGTGGGCTTTTGTTGGTACTGTGATAGCCATTTAGACTGTGGCAATTCTGCCTTAATTGCGTTTAATTCTTCTACTGACCAAAAATCTGGCCATAAAGGTTTTCCTGTGTCATATAATGCAGGCAGTTCAATAACTTCCCATTTATCAGCACCTTTTCTTTTTTCGGATGCGTCAATAATCTGTCCTGTTAAGTCTGACTGATGCCATCGTGTCATAACAATAATAATAGATCCTCCCGGCTGTAAACGCTGACGAGGGCCAGATGAATACCATTCGTAAACACCGTCAAAGTATTCTATTGATGGATTTATACCTGCTGATTCTGAATGTGGATCATCTATAATAAGTAAATCCGCACCACGACCAGTCATAGCACCACCAACACCAACAGCAAAGTACTCCCCACCACCAGAGACATCCCATCTTCCAGCCGCCTTTGAGTCTGCTCTTAACGACACGTTGGGAAATATTCTCTTGTAATCATCAGAAGCAATTAAGTTTCTAACCTTACGACCAAATCTTACTGAAAACTCTGCTGTATGAGTCGCTGCAATAATCTTTCTTGCAGGATTCCGTCCTAGCATCCAAGCTGGCAACAGCCAAGAGGTTAGTTCGGATTTGCCGTGGCGAGGAGCAATATTAATAATAACTCTCTTTAGTTCGCCTGACGCAACCTTTGCAAACTTCTCAGCCATAATTCTGTGGTGAGCACCTTCTATAAAAGCAGGCCAGACACATTTAGCAAACTTTAAAAAATTTGATTTGGACTGATCGATATTGCTCGCAAGGTTGTATTTACTTAGTGCCTGTATTAATGCACTCCTATGGTCTTCAGGGAGTTCATCTATTCTTGATAGGATCTCCCTTTTATCGACCATAATATTTTTTGACTAGACTATATTCTAGTATCCCAAAGTCTAAAGGTTTCTCCAAAAGAATTCCAGACGATAGTCTTTCCATTCTCTTCTGCAACGTCATGAAACTTTTTTGCTGCTCTTTCATACTCTTCTCTTGCTTGGGAAATCTTTTTCGTTTTTCTTGATTTTTGTTCATCTGTTAAATCATTTAATCTGTTAACACATTTAGATATTGCCTTCTCTAAACTATCATCAGACATATCAGAAACAGTGGAATTGCATTCACTCATACATTACTCCTACTTAAAATTTATCATTGTTTACTGGTTAGGGCTTATTTTTATTTTCAAGCCTTGCTATGAGTCTATGTAAGTACCATTGTGCTTTTTTCAAGTCTTCAATGCTGTTATTTTTAAAAGGAAAACGCCAAATATACTTAAATATAACTTGCCAATAATAATGTTCATGACCGTCCAATTCAGTCAAATAATCTCTGTCTTGATTAACCATAGCTTCCATAGCATCAATACACTCTATCTTAGATGATGCATAGTGAGATGGATGATTTACATTGTCAGAAGAACTCGTCAAGCTTGTTTCCTTTATTTTTAGGTTTACTTTTCCTGACTCCTTGACGTTGCCTTTCATTTTCTTTTTTCCTTTCTTCTTCTGTTGCGTTGGGTCTGTGCCCCCAGCAGTACCAGTCTCTGGCATGATTGGGGGAAAAGCAAACCCAAACGGTAGAGCCACATTCCTTACACTTCTTTTCAATGAGTTTCTCCTTCGTTATCCTCGTTATTAGCCCTGAATACAGTCTCTGCTCCCATCAAGAATATAAGCCAAGCTGCTTCTTCTTTTGTCGCTTGTACTTCTTTTAAGTTTTGAATTGCTGAAATGAACCATGCGTTCATTCTATCTTCGTCTATTTGAACCTCGCCTTGATCATCAGTCCACATTATTTTATTTGTTTTCAAGTAACTGCTCCATTAGGGGGAAGTTAACGGAGCAGTCACAATCTTCAGCACACGGCAGCAGCCGTATTTTGATTCTATGTTCTCCATTTGTTCCTGTCAATATAAAATTTCTAAATCTTTTATCTTTACATTATAGCAGTCTGCTCTAAATGTGAAGTTATTTGATGGATCTTTCTGACCTTTCTTAAAGAATGAGGCCTTA